GGCTGCCGGCGCGAGTGAAACTCGCTGGCTTCCCTTCGGTGTCTGGGGTCCGCCCAAGTACCGTGATGTCGGTTACGCCAGTGGGTCAGGAGGCTGGTCTTCTACCCTTGCTGCACCAGCATCGGCGAGTATTGGGGCAGTACGCACCATGCTAGCTGGAAATAATCAGACGGTATTCGGCGCAGTGGGACATGCCGAAGGGAATGATAATATTCTCGAATGCCCCGACGGCATCGGCGCAACCGCCGAGTTGTCGTGTTCAGCTATCGCCAGTTGGGTTGCCGACCAGCAGATTGCAATCATTGATACCGCCGGCACCACCCACACCTTTACCATTAAGACGGGTGATGATATCACCGCTGGCAACTTGGTGGGCGTCGCCTCGGCTCAAGCCGCCGGCAGTCATGACGGAAACGAGTTGGCCCTGGAACAATTAAGAGACTCAATTAACGCAGGAACATCGGCGGGTACAATTACTGCTACGGGAGCAGACTCCGCCCCTCTGACCCTCACCCAGGACGTAGTAGGAATCGCAGGAAATAGGGTGATTACCAGCGATGTGGCCGGCTTAACTGTTCCTGCGAGATTTACCGGCGGCAGTGATGGAATTCTGCTTGGGATTGTAAACCCATCGATTCCTCTGCGCCAATTGAGCACATGGGGAACTCCACGAACCCTTAAAAATACTTATTGGGGGGGCTGGTCCGGACGATCGGCTACGGACACTTTCTTTGCGTCGCAGGTCCACGACCAGTTGCGCCCGCGATCGTTTGATGTGCAGAGTGCCGGAGAGAGTGCCGACCCGGCTTCGATGAGCTATGATATTCAAGGTCAAAGTCTCACGAATATGGCTACTTCACCGATTGTCACCTCCTGGGTGTTCTCCCTGGATGACATAGGGTACCCCTCCGGCGTTGATGCTACTAACGGCTATCTCTATGGTAACCGTGAGCGCCGCAGCGGTCGCAGTATTAGTGCTAGTGGGTCATGGACAGATACCCTCACCGCTGGGCTCGACCGATTTACTACCTTCTTGCACGGAGGCACTGACGGATACAATCTGACAGAAGCAGAGCCCTTCAATAATGCGCGCCTGACAGCCACAGAAGAGAAGAACTCTTATGCACTCTTCTCACTGCGCAAAGCCATTAACCTGGCTGCGGATTCCGACTACATTCAGATGAATGCTGTAAGCATCCCTGGAGTGTGGAAATCGACTGTCACCGACACATTACTTGATGTGGTAGAGGAGCGCGCCGATGCTCTGGCTGTAATAGATATTGAGTATGGATATACACCCGCACCCGAAACCACCGGAAACTCGCAAACGCGTAATGCCGGCAATACGGCTGCCGCTGCTGCAACTGCACTGGCTAACCGCAGCATTAACAACAGTTACGGTGCTACCTATTACCCATGGGTTCGCATCTTGGACACCAATTCAAACCAGAGCGTTTGGGTGCCACCGAGTGTGGCCGCGTTGGGTGTTTTATCCACAACAGATCGCATGCAAGCTCCCTGGTTTGCCCCCGCTGGCTTCACCCGCGGTGGGTTGAGCGAAGGTGCAGCAGGTCTGCCAGTGCTCGATGTTTCGCAGCGTCTAACCTCTGATAACAGAGACACGCTGTATGAGAAGAACATCAATCCTATTGCGAAGTTCCCCGCCGAAGGAATCGTAGTGTTTGGACAGAAAACACTGCAACAGACTGCTTCGGCACTGGATCGCATTAATGTTCGCCGCTTGATGATCTACTTGAAGCGCGAAATTTCTTTCATCGCATCCCGACTGCTGTTTGGTCCTAACAACCAAGACACTTGGGATCGGTTCTTGGGACAAGCAGGTCCGCTACTGGAAAGCGTAAAAGCAGAATTCGGCATTGAGGATTTCCGCCTCGTGCTCGACGCCAATACGACCACACCGGACCTGATTGACCGAAACATTATTTACGCCAAGTTGCTTGTGAAGCCCACCCGTGCGGTTGAATACTTCGCCATCGACTTTGTGGTCACAAATAGTGGTGCTGCCTTCGAAGATTAATTCAGAAAGGCAACTATTTACTAACGAGGAGTAAAAATAGAGAATGGCAAGTTTATTTTGGAATGACGTAAGAACTGAACCAAAGCGCCAGTTTCGGTTTGAGTTAAAGTTTTCAAGCAAGACCGCAGGCATTGGCGAAATTCCGGTCTGGACGGTTAAGACTGCTTCAAAGCCAAAAGCCAATGTAAGCACCATTGAGCACCAATACGTGGACCATACTTTTAAGTACCCTGGTCGCGTTACTTGGGATCCTATTACAGTAACCCTCGTTGATCCGGTTGAACCTGATCTTTCGTGGGCATTCCTCGATGTGCTTGGCGGCGCGGGCTATAAATACCCCACCACAGCAAGCCGGTCAAAGCTGAGTCTCAGTAAGAAGGACTTCGCCGATCAGATCGGTACGGTCTTCATTGATCAGATTGATGAGAATGGACTGATTATCGAGCGATGGGAACTGATGAATCCCTTCATCACCAGCATCGACTTCGGTGGCACTCTGGATTACTCGTCCGACGAGATGAACGAAGTGACCGTCGAAATTACTTATGATTGGGCAAACCTCAAGCAGACCAAGGCAGAAGGCATGAAGCCCACTGCGGCGGGACGTTAACGGAACCTAAAACAAGAGTTATAATAGACAAGAAAGGTTTTCTATGAGTCGCAATAATGATAGGTCGGGTCTTACCGACAGCACTTTTTTACAAGATGAAAGTCCAGCCCCGGTAGTAACAACTACTCCGGGCGTTGGTCCTTCTACGGGCGCAGATCCGACTGCCACCGCTTTTAACTGGTCAGTACCGACAGAGTTCGTTACCCTTCCCAGCGGTGGGGATTTTTACGGACCTGAACATCCTCTCCACGGGCAGACAACGGCGGAGATCCGCTACCTGACAGCCAAGGAGGAGGATATTTTGACCTCCCGGTCACTGCTGAAAGAGGGCGTAGCTCTCGATCGCATGCTTCAGAATATTTTAGTGGATGATCGCATTCGAGTGGGGTCATTGTTGATCGGCGACAAGAATGCTCTTATTGTGGCTGCGCGCCGTACCGGCTATGGAGCCGATTATACCACACGCATCGCCTGCCCTGGGTGCCAGACCGCTGAAGACTTCACCTTTGATATTTCAGAGCCTCCCATTATTGATTACGAGACTGCCATGGCAGAAGCTGGCGCAACTCTTACGGACGTGGGCACGTTCTTGGTCCAGCTTCCAATGACGAAGGCGACCGTGGAGTGTACGCTGTTGACTGGTGATGACGAGCTACGCATCTACCAAGAAGGCGAACGCAGGGCAAAAAGAAAGAATAATCAAGGAGGAGCCCTGACGGACGCCTTCAGGAGCTACATCGTGGGAGTAAATGGACAAGGCTCCCCCCTGACAATTGAGTCCTTCATTCAGGCATTGCCGGCAAGAGATGCCAGAGTGCTGCGAAAGGTCTATACCACTGTCGTACCGAACATCGACTTGACTCAGGAGTATAGTTGTCCCAACTGCAACTACTCGGCGGACATGGAGGTTCCGCTCACCGCTGACTTTTTTTGGCCTCGGTGACGAAGCAATCCAACATGTCTATGAGCAGCTATTCCTCCTAAAATATCACGGAGGATGGAGCTTCTTCGAATCCTATAACCTGCCTGTTCGTATCCGGGTATGGTTTTTAGAGCGCCTCATCGAAGAAAAAGAAAAAGAGGCAGACCAAGTTAAAAAGGCCAACCGCTCCACCCCCAAGGGGCGTGGTCGCAAATACACCTAAGAATAATCTGGGTGCCCGACTAGTTATAGAACGGACTACTAGGTGCTCAAATGAACAACGATTTCGACAACAAAATTCTAGATCTTTCTGACTTTAAGGGGAAGATCAACGAGAATATTCTCCACGTTTTTGCTGCGTGGATTGAGTATTTGTTATCCAAAATGTTCAAAGGTCGCAGAATCCCCGTCAAAGTTCGAGGGAACAAAATAGAAGTAGAACGCTTCGTAGACAGCCTCGTCAACGAAAAAAGATACATGGATTACATCAAGAAGTACGGACTTGATGACCCCATGACCTACAAGCAAAAAGCCCGTCTAGATGTTGCAATCAAACGTTTTGAACGCGAAGCCAAGATCAATTGGCCAATCCGGAACTGAGGAATAGATAGTGGCTAATGGTGATGACCCAACAAAACCCGGATTTTTAGATACTCCTCAGATTAAAGCAGCACGAAAAGAGCTACAGGAACTCCGCGATGACGCGAAGGTCCTCGCAGAAGACACTCGACAGGCGGAGCGCAACTTCGCAGATTTTAACAAGACCATTCAAGCGGGGACGGACCTCACCGCCGAACAGATCGTCAAGCAAAGAGAACTCCGCCAAGCTATTGACGACGTTAGAGAAGCCACTGACGAAAATACTAAATCGCAGAAAGCTCAAACTACAGCCATTGAGAACCACAAAAAAGTCCTAGCCGAGTGGGCAGGTGTAGCCAAAGAAGCTATTGGCGACTTCAGCAAGCTCGGCGGTTCTGTAGCTGGTCTCACAAAAGAGATAATGGCGCAAGCTCACTCCCTGGATGCAGTCAGTGTTGAGCTATCGAAGACTACCGGCTATGCGTCTGCCATGCACGACAATATGGTCGCCCTGGCAGACTCTAGCAATGGACTCAATCTATCTTTTGCAGCTTCCGGCAAAATTATTGGATCCCTAAGTCTTCAGTATAAATCTTTCAATGCCCTCAATGAACAGTCTCAGCGCTCTTTGGCTGAAACAGTAGGTCGGCTTCATCAACTAGGGGTGGATGCTGGTGATTCTGCGACTGCTATGGACATGCTGGATAACAGCATGGGACTTAGCCGCTCCTCTGCCGCTGGGCTGATGAAAGAGTTTGAAGGCTTTTCCATGTCAATTGGGCGACCAGTTTCGGGAGTTCTAAAGGACTTTAATGCGCTTGCTGGCACCCTTGCTCGCTTCGGCGATCAGGCTCCCACGGTTTTTAAAGAGCTAGCCGGCGAGGCACGAAAGTTAGGACTAGAGGTACAGAAGGCTTTTGACATTGCAGAACTCTTTGACACCTTCCAATCATCTGCGGAGGTCGTGGGTAAACTAAACTCCCAACTGGGTATCCAACTCAATTCTGTGGAGCTTATGGGAGCGTCTCACGAAGACCGGCTCAAGATGTTGAGAGCCGAGTTCTA